TTGTTGGTGACTACATTAACATTATGGCTAACTATAGGAATCCAAACACGGAGAACACCTATATGAAGATGAAGCAGATCGCCGAGGATCTTAGAGCAATTGCAGTTAAGAGGAACCTTCTTGTCATTTCGGCTACACAGATTAATCGTGGTGCTTGGGATGCTACTGAGGTCTCTATGGAAAACATTGCAGAGTCAGCTGGCCTTGCGCATACCGCCGACGTTATGTACGGCCTTATTCAGGATCCTATGATGCATGCAAACAAAGAGTACTGGCTTAAGGTCCTAAAGATACGGGACGGCCACGGTAAGGGCAATAAGTGCAGGTTTACCATTAACTATGACTTTATGAGACTAACTGAAACAGAAGACATCACATGATCAACGATAAGATATTTGGCAATACGTACGGTGATGGCACATATGACGGCAGCACTTCATTTAAAGTGGATCCCTCCTATGAATCTAGCCTAAGTCCTGAGGACGCGATTCATTACGACATCCTAATGAGAAAGATAGATGATATCATTAAAAAGAGCAGCTTTGCCGAACTAAATAAGGTGACACCTGACGGCAATACAAAAAAGCTAAATAAGATCCAGATCAACCAGGTCTTTTTGCTTATTATCAATAACATAGGCACTGACTACACCCGTGTAGATGTGTTTGGATCACTCTCAGACTACTTTGACATAATCCCCAATAAGTTCTATAATTCGCTATCAAATAAGTATAAGGATGAGCTTATTCGCGAGTTAGACGATAAGTATAACATCCTAAAGAAGAAGAACCTTAAGCGGCTATTTTAATGGGACGGATTTGGATCATCTCAGATACTCATATTGGCTGCAGGTCAAACTCTGTCCTGTGGTTAAGCCTTATTGAGGACTATTTCTTTAACTTTTTTATTCCCCTAGTTAAGAAGGAGTACCGTCCAGGCGATGTTCTCTATCATCTAGGCGACGTATTTGATAATCGGCAAAGCATTAACCTAGCCGCGCAGCATTTAGGTATCAGGGTCTTTGAGGAACTATCAACTATCTTTCCAGAGATCCGTATTATTGTCGGCAATCATGACATTATGAAGAAGAACTCTAATGACATTACATCAGTTGACTGCCTAAAGTACATTCCTCATGTTACGGTTCATAAAGAACCTCATATTCAGCAATACGGTAGCGTCACATGTATGCTGATGCCTTGGCGTCGTGACAGTGCACATGAAGCCGAAACTCTGCAAGCTGTCACCCAGCAGGTTGACTATCTCTTCTGTCATACTGAAACGCAGGGAGTTCAGACTAGTCCTAGCACTAAGCACCTGCATGAAGGAGGTAATCCTGTCTCCACCTTTTCAGGATTTAAGAGAGTTTACAGCGGTCATATCCACTACCGACAGGAGAAGAAGAACTTTATACTTGTTGGCAATCCATATCACATGACTCGCTCTGACCGTGGCAACAGTAAGGGAGTGTACCTACTTGACCTTAAAACAGGCCGTCATAAGTTCTATGAAAATAGCAGGTCCCCTAGGTTTATCCGCTACTATATAGGCGAGATCATGGATAGACAGATGGGCGAGATTATTGATGAGGTTAGAGGTAACTTTGTTGACCTATTCATACCTGCATCGGTTTTAGGCAAGTATGACATCAACACGTTTATGAACTTCATGGACGGAGTAGCTCATAAACTTGAGCCTAGGATTTATGATGAGAGTAGTGTAGCCATGATTGAAGAGGGTAGCATTGCTGATTTTAAGGGAGAGCTTGACCTCATGCAGATTGCAAAGATCTATATTGATGGTATGAACGTTGATCTTGAAATGAGGGATAGACTCTTTAAGTCAACTCTTAACCTGTACCAACAGACAATAACACCAGACTATGAAGATCAAGAGCATTGAGTTTAAGAATTTTGCTAGCTACGGAAACAGGGTTCAGCGGATCACCTTTGACGATAACATAGGAAATCTCTATCAGGTCTTAGGCAACAACGGATCTGGCAAATCATCTCTAGCTAAAGCAATTACCTATCTCTGCTATGGTCGGGTAGAGGGCGCAAACGTAAAAGATCTGCCTAACCGGGTAAACAGTTCTCTATGGGGTAGGATCATTTTGGAGAGCAAGGGAAACCTAGTTGAAGTTGAGAGAGGCATTTCTCCTAACATATTTACAGTTAAGATCAATGGCAGTGAGTACGACATTGCTGGCAAGACCAATCTGCAGGAGTTCCTTGACACTGAGATCTATGACATATCATATCATGTCTTTAAGAATGTTATCATACTCTCGGTCAATGACTTTAAGTCTTTTATTAGCATGTCACCTTACGATAAGAAGCAGATCATTGACAGGATCTTTGGCTTTTCGGCTATTAACCAAATGAGAGAGCTGGTTAAGACTAAGAGAAGAGAGATTAGCGATGACATCAGAACATTTGATAAAGAGATCATTACACTTAATGAATCAATCCAGTCGGTCCAGGCAAAGTTAAGCGAGTTTGAGAAGGTTTCACACGATAGGAATAGTGCTGAAGTGGCCGAGCTTAAGTCTCGCCTTATTCAGCTTGACCTGGATAAGAAAAAGCTGGCCGATGCTAATGAAAAGATAAGGACAAAAATACTTAATTGTACTGCTGATGCAAAGGCAGTTTCGGCCGACGAGCAGACTATCCTTAGCAACATTGCAGTTCATAAGAGAGCTCTTAAGCTGTATAACAATCAATCATGCCCAACATGTGGCTCTGACCTAATGTCAGACATTCACATAAAGCTAAAGGATGAACATGAACATGCTCTTTGCGATCTTAACCAGAGTCATGAGATAGTTAAGTCTAAACTTAAGGAGGCTGATGACTGTCTGGTCGATGCAAGAGAAAAGAATCGTATTGTTGTGACAAAGGTAAGTCAGCTTGATGCAGTTATGCAGCAGATCAAGGATGAGCTTATTAAGATGTCAAATAATAAAGGACAGGACTCGTCTCATCTTAGAGAGCTAGTCAAAGACTTTACTGATAAGAAGGCTCTCAGTGCTCATCACAAGAATGCAGTTGAGAGTGAAGATCACTACCTGTCTCTGCTTGAAACAATCGTAGGAGAGGATGGAATTAAGAACCTTGCGGTTAAGTCAATCCTGCCTTCTCTAAATAATCACGTGATGATCATGGGTAAGGAGATGGGAATCCCCTTCGGCATTACATTTGATGATAAGTTCAACTGTATGTTATATCACCTAGGTGAAGAGATAAGTCCAAAGACTCTCTCAACTGGAGAAAGAAAGAAGGTTGACTTTGTCATTATCATGGCTCTTATTAAAATGATTAAGACCAGGTTTCCAGGCTTAAACATTCTCTTCTTGGACGAAATCTTTTCATCAATTGACTCTGATGGTGTCTATCATATCATTAGCATTCTTCACCAAACTATTAAGGAGATTGGACTAAATACATTTGTGATCAACCATACCGTGTTGCCGTCCGAATACTTTGATAAGCGACTTGAGATCACAAAGGATTCTGGATTTAGTGAATTCACAATTGAAGACATTGGATAGAGATATATAGGTTAAACCGATCCATGTCAACTTATAACCAGGAATTCAATCGAGACAATGTTGTACTTCGCTACATCATTGTTGCTACTCTGGCCGAACTTAGGAATAAGATCTACTTTTACAATAGGACTAGCGAGGACACTCAGGTTAAAATTCCCGTGCCCTTTTACTATTCAGTAACAGGTAATGAAAGACTCTTACTTGATGTCTTTAAGTTTGGTGCCGAAGAAGCAGGTGAAGCTATCGGAGACTATGAAGTGGTACCTAGAGGAGTAATTCAGTTTACGAGTGGTGGAATCAATTCAGGTGAAATGACAAATAAATTTGTCAGATCTGAATTTGTTAGGGAATTTGACGGTCAACTTAAAACATTTTCACTTGAGACCGCATTCTTGCCGATTGAGTTAAGTTTTGACTGTACTGTAGTCTGCTCAAATAACACTGAAATGCTAAAGGTGACCGAGTCTATTATGAGCAAGCTCTACAAGGCAACTTTGTATCAAGTTGACTTAGGCATGATGAGAATGCAGGCTTCACTCACCGTTCCAGAGGAGTACACCCAAACTCGTTTATTTGAGTTTGGCCTAAATGATAAGAAGGAGTTTAACGTTGAGTTCTCAATCCAGGTTAAGACATTTATGCCTGTCTTTGAAGGTGGCATTCTGCTAGCTGAGATAATAGAGATGACTAAGGACACTAACCTTAATCCTAATCGCAACGGAATCGGTATGTTTAGGGATGGTGAGATTAGGTTTGGTGGTGTCATTCAGCAGGCAGTGTACACCGTTGATGATATGGCAAAGGCACCTAAAGATGCCATGTTTAGCAATCTAAACCCACAGCCTCCAATTGATACACCACCTTTCGTACAGAATGAAATTACAACTGCCCCTAAGTCACCTGAGGATCCCTATAGTGAAGAATACCGAAACAAGTTTGGCAATGAAGGGTAAAAAGTTCATTTCATAGCATTGATATATAAACAAAATCAAAATAAGCAATGACAAAACTATCCGAAGGGCAGACCCAGGTTTATGCACATGGATTGGTTACTCCTCAGTATGGAGTAAACACTAGGGCACCTTACCTAAATTCTCCCCCAAAACAGCTCATGGACCTAACTCGTGAGTTTTTTAAGAGCGGCAAGTCTCCTGGCCAAGTTTTGGCTATACTTGTAGGTATGGGCACTCCACAGCAAATGGCACTCGCCGCAATACACGCTCATAACACTCTTATCGTAATGCAAGAAACACAGCAAAAAAATCATAAACACATGAAGTTCACACTTGTCGACCTATATGAAAAGGTAGTCACTACTATCAATAGTCTTAACGAAATGGCCGGGGACACATCAAGGACATCCTACTCAGGTAAGCAGGCTAAGGAACTTCTTGAGGCAGCTTTAAGAATGTTCCCTGAAATGACAATCAATGCAGACATAATTGCAAAGTTCACAACTGATGAACTTAATGACATTAAGGAAGGGAATAATGCCAAGGAGATTTGGCTTAAGCTAATTGATGAAAAGGTTTCACCGGTTCTTAAATATGGTATTGCCAAGAACATCTATAAGACATCTACGGTTTTTGATTGGATCCGTCCTATTAGTGAGCTAAGAACATATATAAATGACATTTATGCTAACCATCAGTGGTCATTTAAGGTTAACGAGGCAATTTCAGCGATTGGTGGCAGGAATAACCCACTTGATACAAAGCTTGCTGGTGAGTTAACGATCATGCTTAAAGAGTCGGAAGATGTTGTTAAGGCTGGGTTTGCCCGCGTAGCAGCTGCTAATCCGTGGTCGGCTGAACTTCGTACCATTCTTAATGAAATGAAGGCCGAAGGTATGGGAGCCAACCAGGCTAAGGCAGTAGTACAAAAGATCATCACTCCTATGATTAGCGAGGGTAACCGGGTCCTATTCCATCTTCATGGTAAGAACTGGTCGTTTGACGGTCGTAATATCACCGAGGCTCATGTCACCGATTCAAGGTTCACACAAGTCCTGGCTGCACTAGGAATGTTCCGTCAAATGAACGAGTCTCTTGTTATGTTCGGAGAGAACGACAAAACTCTTGACATTAATCTTACCGAGGGAACTATTAAACTAGGATCTCTTGATCTTACTGGTAAAACTGCAACTGTTGTTAAGGAGTCTCTTATTGCAAATAAAGTGTTCTCGTTCCGCGAAGCATGGAAAGCTGACCGAATTGCTACCCTAGTTGAAAACTTTGACATGGTTGGAGAACTTGACACTGCCCTTGGCTTAAGCAGCACCGAGTTCCTTAATGTTTATCTAACTATGCTAGCTGTTGAGGAAGGCGTTTGGGTGAATAAGGTTAACCCAGCAATGAAGCTAAATGAAATGAAGTTCTTTACTACAGCAACTGCTGCTCTTAAAGAGGCTAAGGAGTTTATTGGTTATGATGCAACTTCATACCTAGCTAAAGCTCTAGTTGCAGAAGGACATAAGACTGCCCTAGTTGAACAGAAGAGGAGTATCATTAATGATGAACTCTCCTTTCTTGAAAATAAGCGTGAACAGATTAATTCTGCAATTTCTCGTATAGGTCGCGTTAATGAACTTGCCACTGCACTTTCTCTAGTAGAGGGAGAGATCACTAAAAAGGAAAAAGAGCTGCAGCTAACATACCTCTCTGAAAAAAAAACTAAGCTTGACTATCTAAACTCAGGCTATACTGAGGCTACCCTTGATGATAAGGTTGGTTCTTTTAAGAAGGGTGATGAGGTAATGGTGAATGCCGAAGAGTATGCTTCTCTAGGTGACAGCGATCTTGTTGATGTTATTGATACCAAAACACTTAACTCAAGCTTAATTAAGCGTGGACTGTTGAAGGTAAAGATTTAATTTTATTTTTTATTCATAATAAATTAAGCCAGGGTGACTATCCTGGCTTTTTTGTGTATAATATATAAATTAATCTCACAATAATAACAAACATGCCTAGAAAGAAAAACTATCTTAACAACAAAGATCTCCTAGCCGAAATCGTTAAGTCAAAAGAGCAAGATGAACTTACTCCAACTGCTCTAAAAATGCTGATGATGCTAGCCGATCGCTCCTCAAACAGACTACAATATAGCAACAGTGAGGATAAGCAGGACTGCATTGCTATGGCATATATGGACCTCTTCCGATACTGGAGAAGCTTTAACCCTGATAAGGGCAGTAATGCATTTGCATACTATACTGAAATTGCTAAGAGAGGCTTTGCTAAGGGATGGAATACAATCCACCCAAAGAAGTATGCAGGTACTGTCTCCATCACGGGGTCATCAGACAGCGAAGGGATCTATTCTATCTAATGAACATTAAGCAGGTTAAGCCAACACTTAAGTCAGGATTTAAGCAGGGTTACTATCAGCCTGCTAACTCCTATAAGTATAATGGCCCACTGCCTATCATTTACCGAAGTAGTTGGGAACGCAAATTCTGTCACTGGTGCGATCATAATCCTGATGTAATAAGTTGGATGAGTGAACCCTTCTCTATTCAGTACTTTAGTATTCTTGACAACAAGTTTCATAAGTACTTCCCTGATTTTTACATTAAGCTACGTAAGGTTACTAATGAAGGGGAGGTGATTGAAACCTATGTAGTTGAGGTAAAGCCAAAGGCTCAACTGCAAAAGCCTAAAGAGCCTAAACGCAAGACGGCTAAAGCAATGCTAAGCTACAAGTACATATATGAACAGTATGTAAAAAACCTATGTAAGAGTGATGCTCTGCAAAAGGCGGCTCTACAGCAGAACTTTAAGGTGATGTTTATTACCGAGGACTCAAATCTTTTTTAGTCATGAAAGATCTTAAGCTAGAGATAGAGACATATGTAAAGACAAACAAGGGACGCCGAAAGGCATCCAAAGTTAGCCAAAGCCAGCTCTCTCTTATCGGCAGCCGCTATTCAGGTCGCTTTGACCTAGGTAAGATGTATTCATTTGAGTACTTTGGTGCTGATGAAGCTTGGTATGACACCAGTCCAATCATAATAGGCTTAGGGTCTAGTCCATCTGGTAATGGAGTGGGGATTAACCTCCATTATATTCCATACGACATTAGGATTAGCATCATTAACCGCATCTGGTCATCATTTTCAGCTATTATTCAAGCACAGCTCAATGGATCTAATCTCGGCAAGCCGCTTAACCAGTCATCTCTCACTGGACTAAACTGGGACAATCTTAAGTCAGCATACGGCAAGCTCTACAATTTAGGACACTGCGTAAAGCAGTACCGACTAGATCGTATTCGTAACATGCGCCTTATAGGTTATGAAAATTGGTACATCGGAGCGGTAAATGATGAAAATATGTTCTACGGAACCACAATAAAAAAGGCGCAATCACTATATTATGTAGTGTGATATATAAACCAACACGCAAGCTAACATGGCTGGATTCACAAATAGAAAAGGACCTCTTACCAATGATAACCCGGTTCGTAAGATCCTAAAGGACTTATCGAATTTAGGTATGGCATATGATGACATGATCATCAGAAACTCACGTGCAATTGGATTCACCGAAAACCAATACGGGTACACAATGAACCCTTCTGGTAGTGATAGTGATGACATCTACTCGCCGTTTGCGGCTATGTCACTGACTGACACTAAAATGAAAAAGAACATTGCGTTCTTTGATCGTCAGTACAAGCAAAAGGTTATTAAGTATAGAACATTTGCCGTCCAGGATGAAATTGAAGAGATCTTGGATGTCCTATGTGATGAAGCCATTGTATTTGATGAGAGTAACTATTGCGCATACGGGCACTTCACTGGACAGATTACTGCCTCAGTTGAGGAAGAAATTGGTGATGTCTACAATAACATTTACAACTATTTTGGCTTTAATGATGCGCTAAGTATTTGGAACTATTTCAGAAAGTGGCTTGTTGACGGATTCCTTGCCTTTGAGATCATTTACAATGACAAGCAAACCGAGATCATTGGTTTTAAGGAGTTGGATCCACAGTCTCTTGTTCATGGCGTTGACACCGAGACAGGAAAGGTTAAGTGGGTCCAGTATAAAGGTCAAGGTGTTAAAGAAAAGACCTTATGGGATTCACAAATCATTTACATATCATATTCACAAGTCAATTCACCTCAGAGAACATCCTATGTTGAACGTCTGATTAGGGCATTCAATATGTTGCGCATCATGGAGCATACCAGGATTATTTGGGCTGTCACTAATGCTAGCTTTAAGACTAAGTTTGTCATACCTGTTGGCGGTAAGTCAAAAACACGTGCCAAGCAGTCACTAGCTCAATTAATGAACTCGTACCGCGAGGTGGTTGACTTTGATTTTGATAGTGGCGAAATGTCAACAAATGGCAAACCTATGATGCCGTTTAATAAAGAGTACTGGTTGCCTTCAAAGGACGGTGAACAACCTGAGATTGAAAATGTAGGTGGGGATGGACCTGACCTAGGAGATACCGAGTCTCTTAAGTACTTTGCCGACCGCCTAAAGCTTGCATCAAAAATACCCTTCTCTCGATTTGACCGGGAAGGCGGATCCACATGGGAACTTGAGGCTAGCGGCATGATGCGTGATGAGATTAAGTTTGCCAAGTTTATTGACCGCATTAGATCGATCTTTCAAGAGAT